GACGGACGATAAAGGCGCATTGATTGAAAAGGCCACATTTGCAATACTGCCACTGCTGTTTAGCTGCGTTGTGTATCTGATGTCGGCTCTGTCAAATCTCAGCCATGAGGTGACTATTCTCAATAGCAAGATCAGCTTGGTGGTAACCAGTGACAACAAGCAAGCCAGCAACTCAGGCGCTGAGTTGGCAAGGGAAAAGCTGAGACAAGACTTGGAAAAAGAAATCCAAAAGAACCGAGATGACATCATGCACAACAGACAAGAGATTGCCGTGATCAATACCAAGCTGGAGAAGAAGTAATGGACTGGCTCAAACAAATTGCACCGACTATCGCCACTGCTCTTGGCGGTCCCCTGGCAGGCATGGCGGTAAGCGCCATCTCCAAGGCCATTGGCGTGGACCCCGAGAAGGTTGGCGACATGATCAGCAGCAACAAGCTGACGGCAGATCAGATTGCAATGGTGAAGATTGCTGAGATTGAGTTGCAGAAGCAAGCGCAGGAGCTTGGCCTCAACTTTGAGAAGCTGGAGGTGGAGGATAGGAAATCCGCAAGGGATATGCAGTCAGCCACTAGGTCCAAGATGCCGCCAATACTTGCTGGTGCCGTGACACTTGGATTCTTCAGCATCATGGTGATGATGTTCTTCAACCAGATTGACTCCAACAACCCCGCCATCCTGATGATGCTGGGGTCACTCGGTACAGCCTGGACTGGCATCATTGCTTACTATTTCGGCAGTTCTGCTGGAAGTCAAGCCAAGACAGATTTACTTTCAAAGAGGTGACTATGAAACCAGGACTCTACGCAAACATCAACGCCAAGCAAGAACGAATCAAGGCTGGCTCCAAGGAAAAGATGAACAAGGTCGGCAGCAAGGCAGCGCCTAGCGCCAAGGACTTCAAGCAAGCCGCCAAGACAGCCAAGAAGAAATGAAGACTCCAGCTTGGCAGCGCAAGGAAGGACAAAACCCCAAGGGTGGGTTGAATGCTGCTGGACGGGCGAGTCTCAAGGCGGCTGGGCAAAACATCAAGCCACCCGTCAAGTCTGGTGACAATCCTAGACGAGCCAGTTTCCTCGCACGGATGGGCGGCAACGATGGACCAGAGTACAAGGACGGTAAACCCACCCGGCTGCTGCTGAGTCTCAATGCTTGGGGTGCCAGCTCCAAGGCAGACGCCAAGGCCAAGGCCAAAGAAATATCAGCGAGGAACAAATGACACCTCACTTCACACTTGCTGAGTTGACCTGCACTGACCACCGCAGCTTGGACAACACGCCTAACGCACAGGAGTTGCTCAACCTCAAGAAGCTGGCTGAGTTCTTGGAGACAATGAAGACAGCACTTGGCGGCAAGCCTGTGATGATTAACTCAGCCTTCCGCAGCAAGGCAGTCAATGATGCCGTAGGCAGCAAGGACACCTCGCAGCATAGGCAAGGCTTGGCCTGTGACTTTAGGGTGCCTGGGATGACGCCAGACGCTGTGGTGAGGGCGCTGATTTCGGCTAAACTTCCCTTTGACCAAATCATCCGTGAATATGATTCTTGGACTCACATCAGCATTGCTGAAAAGCCAAGGGGTCAGGCTTTAATTATCGACAAGCAAGGTACTAGACAGTTTGTCTGAAAGATCAATATGCTGATGCCACTCAAGATACCAGCAGGCGTGTACCGCAACGGCACCGAGTACCAATCAATGGGTCGGTGGTTTGACGCTAACCTGGTGCGTTGGTTTGAGGGTACTCTTAGACCAGTTGGGGGTTGGCGCAAAAGGTCATCTAGCCAGGTTACAGGCAAGTGCAGGGGCATCATTAACTGGCGAGATGATGCAAACGAGCGATGGATTGTGGCTGGCACCAACACCAAGCTGTTTGTGATGGACCAGGGCGGGACGCTCAAGGACATCACCCCAACCACATTCACACCTGGAAATGCCGATGCGTCACTGCTAGTTGGCTATGGCTACAACAAATATGGCAACTTTGCCTATGGTGTAGCTAGGCCAGACACTGGCGAAATCATTAACGCTGCAACATGGTCAATGGACACTTGGGGCGAGTATTGGGTTGGCTGCTGCACTAGCGATGGTCAATTGCTTGAGTGGCAGCTAGGATTCACAACGCCAACGAAGGCCGTTGCATTAGTTAATGCACCCACAAGCTGCGCGGCGGTGATGACCACCTCTGAGCGTTTTGTCTTTGCTCTTGGTGCCAGCGGTAATCCTCGCCTAGTGGCATGGTCAGACCAGGAGGACAACACCACCTGGTCACCAGCCGCTAACAACCAAGCAGGCAGCTTTGAGCTGACAACTGTTGGCTCCATCTTGGCGGGTAAGCGGGTGCGAGGCGTCAATTTGATATTTACTGACGTTGATGTCCACACCAGCAGCTACATTGGTCAGCCGTTCGTCTTCTCATTTGAGAAGGCTGGCTCTGGCTGCGGCTTGATTGGACCCCAAGCTGTAGCGGCAATCGACACTGCCGCAATCTGGATGAGCAGGTCAGGCTTCTGGATTTACGATGGCTACGTCAAGCCACTGCCGAGTGACATTGGTGATTTCGTGTTCAGCAATATGAACTTTGAGCAGGCAAGTAAGGTGTACGCTGTCCATAACAGCAAGTTTGGTGAAATCTGGTGGTTCTACACCAGTTCAGCCAGCACAGAAAATGACTCCTACTGCATCTACAACTACCGCGAAAATCACTGGAGCCTGGGCACATTGTCTAGGTTGGCTGGTGTTGACAAGGGCGTCTTCAACAACCCGCTGATGGTCAGCTCTGATGGTTTTATCTACGAGCATGAGGTGGGCTTTGCCTATGACTCACAGACTATCTTTGCTGAGTCAGGTCCAGTGGAGATTGGCACTGGTGAGCAGATTATGCAAGTTCGCAAGGTGATACCTGACGAAAGCAACCTAGGTGATGTCAGCATCAGCTTTAGCAGCCGCCTCTACCCAACAGGGACAGAGACTAGCTTTGGCCCATTCACCAGTGCCAACCCGACAGACGCCAGGTTCTCAGGACGCCAGGTAAAGATGAAGGTGACAGCCGATACCCTGAGTGATTGGCGGGTGGGGGTGATGCGCCTAGATGCAGTGCCAGCCGGAAAACGCTGATGAAGGTTCCAACCCCACCGCAAACCTACACGCCAGTGGCAGAGGCTCAACGCAACCTTTTGCTGGAAAATGCTGACCGGCAAAACCGAAAGATCAATGCGGACGTTGAGATCAGTTCCAGCAGATTGATATTGACCTCACCAAATGGGACTAGATACAGTGTGGTGGTGAGTAACGCAGGAGCGTTATCGGCAACGGCACTATGACAGATATTGAGAGATTGAGGCCAGAGATTGAAAAAGCCTTAAAATATTCGTTGAACACTCACACATTTGAGGATGTCGTTGAGCTGGTCCAGCAAGCCAAGATGCAATTCTGGCCTGGACGGAATTCGGTGGTGGTTACGGAGATTGTTCTCCACCCACAGCAAAAATGCCTAAACTATTTTCTAGCAGCAGGCGTGATGGAAGAACTAGAACTGATGTCACCAATGATCGAGGCTTGGGGTAAGAGCCTTGGATGCACTCGCGTCACTTTAGCTGGACGTAAGGGATGGCAGAAGACTTTTCTGGCGAAGACAGGTTACACACCACAGTGGTGGATTATGAGCAAGGAGTTATAGCATGGCTGATATGTCAATCCAGAGCGCCTACGAGCGAGTCTTAGGCCGCACACCAAGTGCCGATGAAGTTGCCTACTGGCAGTCTACGTTTGGTAACAGCGTGGACCCTGTTGAACTGTCAACCTTCAGTGTGGCGGCTCAACCTGAACTCGCAGCGGCAGCGCCAACCAATACAGCCGTGCGGGATATGTACCAGCAAGTGCTGGGCAGAGCGCCTGACGCCTCTGGCTTGCAATACTTTGCGGAGCGTTTTGGAACGTCCATTGACCCCACTGAGTTGGGTATTTTCCAGAGCATGGCGGCTGAAGAAGTTGCTGCCAATGCAGCTAGGAATGCCGCACAACAAGCAGCAGCACAACAACAAGCAGCAGCGTTAGCAGCACAACAAGCAGCAGTAGAGACACAAGCACCAACGCAAGCTCAACTCCAAGCGGCAGCACAACAGGCAGAGGCAGCTAGAGCCGCAGCCACCACTACAACTGCTGCTACTGGGATGTCCATTGCAGACGCCTACCAACGAGTCTTAGGACGAGCGCCATCTGCCTCTGAAATTGCTTACTGGACATCTCAGTTTGGGTCTGACGTTGACCCTGTTGAACTGTCAACCTTCAGCGTAGCGGCTCAACCTGAACGAGCTGCTGTGCCAACAACGAATGATGCTATTCGGCAGATGTACCTATCAGTCTTGGGGCGTGAACCTGACGCATCGGGGCTTCAATACTTTGCTGACCGTTTCGGCACTGAAGTTGACGCCTCTGAACTCGGCATATTCAGAGGGATGGCAACGCAAGAAATCAACGCCAATGCAGCCAGAAACGCTGGCACTACGACAGGTACAGGCACTACTGCTGGCACTACGACAGGCACTACTGCTGGCACTACGACAGGTACAGGCACTACTGCTGGCACTACGACAGGTACAACCACCACTGGTACTGTCCAGCCCATCACCAGGCCAACAACACCAAGGCAAGTGACAGGCACCCAGCTTGCACCAGCGCGGGTAACCAACACAGCCATTACGGGTACGCCTTTCCGCAACATTTACACGCCATCGACGATGCAGCAGAATGCGCCTACTCTGGCGCAAATCAACGCTGCATCTCAGTCGGCTAACCCGTACCAGTCCCTGATGGCGCTGACGCCTCAACGAACCTTGTCACCAGCGTATGCAGCCCAGGCTGGACTGACAACCGCCAACACCAACCTTGGTGGCTTCAATTCAGCCGTGTACAACCCGGCAGCGACAACGACAACGACAGGGTTACTTGGCGGCGGGGCAACAGTAGAGCAACCGGGTAGTGCTGATATGTCAACTGGCACTGGTATGGCGGGGATCAACAACCAAGCAGCTTTGTCAGCAGCCCTATCCAATCTTGGGTTAGCAGGCTTGGGTCAAGGGTTAGCAACAAGTGTCGGAAACCAACTTGGTAGTTTGACAATGGCTGACATTTTGGGCGGGAACATTGCTGGTGTTAATACTGGTGGTTTTCCAGAAGGGTATATTGACCCAGGTGCCTACGAAGGCGGTCTTGGGTCTTCAGCGGGTATGGGTGGACTTACCGGACCTAATTATTCAGATTATGGTGGCATGGCTGGCGAAACTGGCGGCGGCGACACAATGGGTTTTGGTGGAGAGTATGCCAAGGGCGGCATGGTCAAAATGAAACCGCAAAAGTACAACCCACCTGGGCCAGACGATGGCTACGCAGCACTGGACAATGGCGAGTACGTCATCCGCAAGAGTGCAGTCAAGAAGTATGGCGCGAACATTTTCGAACAAATTAACGCAGGCAAGATTCCCGCCAAGCGTTTGAAATCTCTGTTGGAGTAACACCATGAGCAAAAGCGGCGGAAGCCAGACAGTCACCACACAAATTGATCCCACAATTAAAGCTGCCTACCTGCAGAACTTGCAGCAGGCGCAGGGCGTAGCCTCGGCGTTACCTGTCAGGGAGTTTGCTGACTTCAACCCCATCTACCGAGCTGGTGAGCAGCAGATGGTGAACACTGGTTTGGCGGGTCAAGGTCTTGGAACCACCAACCTTGCAGCCGAGTACGCCAACCAAGCGGCGCAGTTCAACCCTTACTACACAGGCGGCGTCAACGCTGGTCTGTCCAACCAGATTGGTGCTGTTGGCTACACGCCCACCGCTGTTACTGCTGCTCAAGCTCAGATGAGCAACATCAGCAACTACATGAACCCGTATACCAACCAAGTCATCACCAACAACCTGGCTGACATTGAGGGCGCACGGCAGGCGGCTGTACAGCAGATGGGTGAAGCTGCAACTAGGGCAAAAGCCTACGGCGGTACTCGCCAAGGTGTGGCTGAAGCTGCCACCAACAAGGCATACGCTGACAAGGCGGCTCAGATGTCAGCACAGCTACGCCAGCAAGGGTTTGACACCAGCGCCAACCTGATGCAGCAAGACCTGGCACGACAGCAGCAGGCTAACCTCCAAACAGCAGCACAAGGTACTGGTGCGGCTCAGTATGGTGCTGGTGCCATCAACGCTGCGATGGGCGGTAATGCAGCAGCGCAGAATGCTATGGCTCAGTTCAACGCTCAGTTGGCCCAGCAGTCTGACCTAGCTAACCAACAGGCTTACGCTGCCGCCAATGCACAGCGTCTTGGTGCGGCTGGACAGCTAGGCGCACTCGGAGCGCAGCAGCAGAACCTTGGTCTTGGTGGCGCACAGGCTGTCATGGGCGTAGGGTCAGCGCAACAACAAATGACCCAGCAGCAGTTGGATGCACTGCGCGGTATTGGATTAGAGAAGCTGGGCATTACTCAGCAGGCAATGTCCACTGCTTTGCCTAATGCTGGCGGTAGCCAAACAACACCAACCTACAAGAATCCATTGGCAAGCGCACTTGGTGCTGCCGGGTATGGTTACCAGCTTGGTGCTTTACCAGGCATGGCTGCAATTGGTGGTCCTGCTGGTGCTGCAATTGGTGGTCTTCTTGGACTTTTGAGCTAGGAGATAGACATGGCTGAATTCAATTTAGAGGGACTGCTTGGCAGCGCCTTTGGCGGTGGTGGCGGTAACGCATTGGACGAGTACCTGACGCCAGAGCAACGTGCTGCTATGCAGCGCAATGCCATGCTGGCAGCGTCTGCAGCCTTACTGAAGGCTGGTGGTGAAAGCACCCGGCGCATTGGCATTGGCGAGGCTCTAGGTGGCGCGTTTGAGGCAGGCCAAGCCGGGTACGAGAAAGCGCAGACGGGTGCCTTGACGCAGATGGGCATGAAGCAGAAGTTGGACGAGGCAAAGAAGGCAGCAGAGTTGAGAAAAATGATTTCAGGTGTATTTGCACCTCAAGCAGCTGGTGCAGAAATGCCACCAGCGCAAGCTGCCGCAAGGCCAATGAACCCCAATGCTGCTAAAGCTAACCAATACCGCCAAGCAGCACAAATGCTGAATATGGCTGGTCAGGGTGAGCAGGCCATGAAGTATGAAGACCTGGCCCTAAAACTTGATCCGACTAGTGCGCCATCAGACAAAGCCAAACTGTTGGCTGAACTTGGCTTGCCAATGACAAGGGAAAATCTCGAGTTGTTAGAGTCTGCGCCGAACGAGGTAAGGCTGCTAAAAGCTACCGGAACGCCAGTCACACTGCAAAATGTCATGCGGCTCAAGGCGTCTGGAGCGGCGTCAACAACCGTGAATATGCCACCGCAAGAAAAATCATTTGAGACAGGACTTGGAGCGGGGCAGTCCAAACAAGCTATCGACAGTAAGATAGCAGCACAAGGTGCAGCGGCAATTATAGAAACTAACCAAACTGGGCGCAATATTCTTAACTCGGGCGCAATCACAGGGACGGGGGCTAACTTTCTTGTTGGGTTTAACAACGCCCTTAAACAGGCTGGTATTGATGCTGGCTATGCAGACGCAGCAGCTAACTCTCAAGCCTATGCTGCCGCAATGGGCGCTAACGTGGGCCAGCTCATTAAGCAGTTTGGCGCGGGTACGGGCCTGTCCGATGCAGACCGTGAATTTGCTATGCAAATGGCCGGTGGAAAAATTACGCTTACTGAACAGGCGCTCCGAAAGATTCTTGACATCAACGATAAGGCGGCGGGTAAAGTTATCGACACCCACAACAAAACGTATGCCAACATAAAAACTAACATCCCACTCGCAGTAGAGAAGCCTGTTGGTGCAGCGCCGCCGCCCCCTCCGCCAGCGGCAAGTCAAATACCGGGAGGCGCACCAGCCGCAAACCTCAACCAGCAACGCCAAGAGGCAAATGCAGCGATTGCCAGAGGAGCGCCTGCTGCTGCGGTTCGTCAACGCTTCAAACAAAACACGGGTCAGGAGTTGTAAATGGCTACCGGATACGAAGACCTAATCCCTGTTTCTGGGTATGAAGACCTCATACCTAAAACGCCTGGTTTTATGACGCAGCTAGGCCGAGGCGCAGCGTCCTTGGCTGACGTTACGCTTGGCAGCGTAATCCCTGGCGCAGTGCAGTTTGGAGCTTATCCATTAGCCCGAATGGGCCGGTCGCCAGAAGAAGCACAGGCAGCGGCAAAGAGAATTGCCGCGCCTTTTGAACAGCCGTTTGGTAAGGCATTTGGTGTTACTGAAACGCCGCAGTACCAACAGGAAAGTAGCCGTCAACTGATGGACTTCATTGGGCAAAATTTTCAGAAGGGCGCTAAATTTATTTCTGAAAAAACAGGCTTGCCCCAGGCTGACATCGAAAATATGCTGGGCAGCGCCACTGTTGCAGCGCCTAAAGTTGTTCAAGCTGCGCGGCCCTATGTTGCGCCGGTCATGCAGCAAGCCGCCATTGGCGCAAGACTACCCTTTGCCGACCGACTCCAAGCAAGAGCAGAAGCGGCCTCACTAAAAGACTACGCCCGTGGCCCTCAGATTGATGCTGCAGCTAACGCGCAGCGGCTCAAGATCGCCATCAACCCAACTGAAATTGAGCCGTCTGCCTCTTCTAGGCTTTACTCGGCTATGGCCGGGCCGCGAGGTCCAGAAGCATTAGCTAACGCTAACCGAAATCAAGTCAGAAACGTGGCGCTTAATGAGATGGATTTGCCGCCCACAACGCAACTTGATGGCCCAGCGGCTTTTAATGTGGCGCGCGCCAATGTGTCTAAACCCTATGACCAGGTTAAAGAACTCCCAATACAGCAGGCCAATGACGCAATGATCCAGCGTCTGGAAGGTATGCGCGCGGACCTAGATGTTATTGGCGCTAAAGACTTTGCACCTGCCATCAACAAGATTGTCGATGATGCAATTGCAAAAACTCAAACCGGCTTGACTGGCGAATCGCTGCTAAAAAATATCCGTGTGTTGCGCGAACGCGCAAGAAAAACGTACAACAATAAATCCTCAAGCATTGAGTCGTTAGACATTGCAGACACCAACCTTAAAGTAGCGACTGAGCTGGAGTCGATGATTGAAAACAGCATCACGAATCCAAAACTTTTAGGTGAGTTTCGTGACGCACGTCAAAAGATGGCGCGCACGTATGCGTATGAGGGCGCTACTGATTTCAATACGGGCATGGTAGATGTTGGGAAGCTGGCGCGCATTACGGCCAAAGACAGCAACTTAACTGGCGACATCGCCGCGCTTGGAAAAATTGCCGGTAACTTCCCTGACGTTTTTACAACGCAAGCCGCATCAAAATTTTATGACCTGCCTCGACTCAGTAGGTCTGGTTTAGGGGGCGGCGCAGGCGCGCTACTTGGCTCAAACTTTGGCTTAACTGGGTCTATTGTTGGCGGTTTGTTGGGCGGCGCCGCAGGCGAACTCGGTGGGAAAATGGCCGCTAGTCGCATGACAAACCCAAGCTACCAAGCTGGGCTAAAACTAAACGATATGCGTATACCCGTCAACCAAAAAATTCTTTCGCCAGAGCAAGAGGAGCTTTTGAGGCTGGGAAGACTTAACCGATAACTTTTAAAGGAACCACAATGAGCAAGCTATTTCGAGACGACAACGGGCAACTGACTACCTTTGGTGCGCTTGGCACCACCCAAGTGATGACGGTCACAACTAGCAGTGTGCAGTCCACAGCAGTAGGTGCTGGAGTCACCATGCTGCGCCTGGTAAACAGCGGGGGTGTGCATTTACACTTTGCCATTGGAGCCAACCCAACAGCCAGCCTGACCACCTCTCCCATGCTGCCAACCAACGCTGTTGAGTACGTTGCCTGCGCGGGTGGTGACAAGGTGGCTGTCATTCGCAGCGGTGTCACTGGCACCGATATCTCAATCACGCAGATTTCGTAATCGGTATGCTGCTATGGCGTCCTTGAGGTCGCCGCGCAGTTGCTCAAGCTGGTCCTGCTGCTGCTGCAACTTTAGGTAGACCTCAAGCGCAAATTTATCGAGCGTCTGGCGATCCCAGGCTGCGAAATTCGGTAGATCGTTCAACTTGGTTCCTTATCCACTGTGGGCCTAAACGTATCAGTGCAATACGCTGGCGCTGGGTTAGCTTGATTGAGTAGACCACAGACAGTGGCTCACCTACACGCTTGGCTTTGTCGATGCGTTTGTCTCTCATAGCCGCTTCCTGGGCAGCGGCGCCCAATACTGCCAGAACTGCGTCTCGCCCACCTTGTAGATGTAGTGTCCCATTGTGGCAACACCAGACCGTCCTAATAACAGCACCTTGACACCTTGCGGTGTCTGATCGTCAATAGGCATCCAGAAGTAGTCTTGTGCCACTGCTGCCGTGAAGGTGCTGTCCAGCCGGAACTTCTGCTCATGCTTGAAACGCTCAAACTCTTCGTCTTCAGTAACCATTGCGCTCCTTCAGTTGAGCTTCCACGGATTTTGCATATCTCACATAGTTGCCATCTCGATAATTCAAATCTTTTCCATAAAGTTCACGAATCTCGTCCTCATCCAGTCCCTGCCACGGGCGCTGTGCTGCGGGTGGGCTTCTGTGCATTAACGGTTCTCCGTCTTCATCAAAATACACTTCCCGCAAAATCCATGCGCTAATCACCGACTCATGCTCTGGCTGTGCCAATGCGGTGTTCAACGCATCAATTACAGCTTCCGCACCTAAGCGCCGGGTCATCAAAAACTCCAGCGCCTGCTGCGCAACTTGTCTTAGTTCAGTCATGTCCCCTCCTTTATGTTGTGTGCGGCTTCGACGCCTCGGGCAAACTCCATCAATGCGCCATCATGTTCCATCGGTATGGTGCTTGGCATCATGTTGCCGATTGTGGTTGCGGTCAGCGGCTTGCGCTGTGCTGCCTTCTTGCCGTCTGCAAACCCTCGCTGGTACACAATCGACAGCGTGTCTGCCTCATCGGTCAGCTTGTCCTGCGTTGCTTGGCGCTTTGATTCAAATCCTGTCATCACATCCCCTCATCGGCCAGTGCTTCGGCCACAAGCAACAAAAACACATAGCGATCATTTGGCGACAGCGCGTGTAAATCTCCGTCACTGTGCAGCGCCAAACGAGCAAACCAGCAAGTTCCGGTCAGAGGCAGGCCAAGTGCATAGTTCCGTACCTCCGTGCTGATCGGGCCATATTGAAGGTGGGCGTCTGCCGGGTGGATGCGGTAGTTGAACTTTGGAACAAAATGGATACCAGCAACGCCGCTCCATACTCCTTTCCATTCCGCTTCAATCCTCGCCCCACGGGCGGCAGCAAATAACAGGCGGCTCATGTCAAATACCCCGCAAAAAAGGACAGCGCCACTAGCGCCACCAGCGCGAGGACAATCGCCAAGGCGGTGTCGAGCCAGCCGTAGGCAAATAAATCTTCAACATCGTCGTCTTTCATTTCAGTTCTCCTTTAGCTATAGCGGCACGGGCAATCATGTTCCCGTCGCTGTTGCCGTAGTGTTCGCCGTTCCCCAGTCGTGCCAGCTTCTCCAACGCCGCTACCAACTCCTGATTCACCTCATGCAACCGACGCAGTTCTGCAGCGGCTTTGCACATTCCTGTGTAGCTGATTTCTCCGCAATCAAGTCGATCAGCCAGCCGCAGGGCTTCTGGATGTGTCATGCTTCCCTCGCTTTCAGCATGGCGTCTGCCATTTCGTATGCGCGTTTAGCCGTCACATCAAAATTGTCGGAATGTACGCCTCCAACCAATTCCGACTGCATAGCCTTCGCCGCGAAGTAATCCCTCAAGGTCATGCCTTCGCTGTAGCCCGTGGACATTGGCACAATCGCGCCGTAATTGGAAGTGGGATAAGCTGGGCCTCCTGTGTTTGTTGTCATGTCCGATTCCCCCTGCTAGGCAGACTAAACGCTTTCAGACTTCCTGCCCGTGGAACCTGCCGCATACTGTCGCCGTCACCCGAACGGTACACTGGTCGCTGCCACAAGTCGTTCTCAGCCTGTTTAACTTCGCCGGGTTGCTTCTGCCTCTCCACGTACTCGCCCATGATTACCTTGGTCTTCTTCTGCAACTCTATGCTTGCGGGGCGCACCATGTGGGTTGGTGTGCGGTTTACTTTGATTTCGTCCAATATGCTCATGTTTGTTTCTCCGCGTCTGCTAAAAATTTACGTAACCGTTTGATTCGGGCGTCCTCATAAGACACCACGCTGTTGGCGTACTCCACAGCACTCTGGGCCTCCAGGCGGTGCAGCTCAGCATCAGCCAGTTCAGCAGCCGCCATCTCCACAGGCGTCAAGCGCCTGATGATTCGTTTTAGTTGTTGCGTAATGCTCACGGTCTTTTTCCTTCTTTCATTATTTCCATCCGCTCTCGGTTAGTCCGCAGTGTGCAGTAGCGTTGGTGAATTCGCTCCAGCATGGACACCCTACGGTGTTGGGTGCGCTCCTCATCCAGCAGGGCCAACAGGTCGGCCTCGCTATAAGAGTTCAGCTCAATTTGAAATTTGCGCCAGCTCAGCAATTCGTCTCTCCAGATCAGCAATGTGTGCTGTAACTTTGTTGTAGGCCCGAGCCGCGCTGTTGTGCGTCCGGGTGCGTATCGCAAGCTCAGCCTGGGCTGCTCTAAGTCTTGCTCTAAGTTGTGTGATTCGATTCACTTTAATGCCTCCAGTGCAATGTCAGAAATAGCGCGTTTATCATGGAGCGCCGTCCATATCTTTTCGTCTACCGTTTTGTTCGCCACCATGACGTAACACCACACATCGTGCCGCTGGCCGCTGCGGTGCAGGCGCCCAATAGTCTGTTCGTACAGTTCCAGCGACCAGGGCAGCGACAAGAAGATGATCTTGCTGCCGCCATGCTGAAGGTTCAGGCCGTGGCCTGCTGACTTAGGGTGCGCCAGCAGCAGCTCGACCTTGCCTGCGTTCCATCGTTCGATGGCGTTTGGTTCGTCCAGCGTCACGGCGCGGGGATACCGCCGCTTCAGTTCAGCCAGCTCCTCCCGGTAGGTGTAGGCGATGATGGTGTTGGCGTGTTGGTTTTCGGCCAGTAGGTCGTCTAGGGCGTCGAACTTGGAAGTGTCAAACCAGACGGTCGAGTCGCCGTACACGAACCCGGACGCCATCTGTTGCAGTTTGGCCGTGACTACGCCAGCGTTGACGGCCACCGCCTGGGCGTCGGGGAACTGCGCCACAAACTCCTTTTTCATCTGGTCGTAGGGTTTGCGGTCAACAAGGTCAAACCGCACCGGCACAGTGTGCAACTCAGGCAGCTTGTCCTTGTACTCGCCCGGCTCCAGCACGAACGTGGCTGGCTTGATACGCTCCATGACCTTCTCAAGCGCGCCTGGGCGCGGCTCCCATTGGTTGAACTCTTTGTTGACCAGGTAGAAGTACTGCTGCTGGAACGCGCCCTTGGCCCGGCCCAGCAGCGACTGATCGACAATCTTGCACTGGCCGAACACGTCCTCCAGGCCGTTGCTGGTGAACGAACCTGTCAGCCCCCACCGTACTTGGCAGGTCAGCATCTTGTTGAGCGCCTTGAACCTGGCGCCGCTAGGGTTCTTGAGCCGGGTCAGTTCGTCAAATACGATTCCGTCAAAGCTCAGAGAGGGCAGGGACTGCAAATTGTCGTAGTTGGTCACTACCACATCACAGTCAGATTTAAACGCAGCCTCGCGCTGTTTAGGCGTCCCTACGGCCACACTAATACGCAGCCCCGGCGCCCACAGCCGGGCCTCGGTCGGCCAGACGCTGACGGCCACCCGTTTAGGGGCCAGCACTAGGAACCGGCTGACATGACCCGCGCTCAGCATGGCCTGCATAGCCGTCAGGGCGATGGCGGTCTTGCCTGCGCCGACCGGCGCCAGTATCATGGCGCGGTCGTTCTCGTACAGGAAGTCAACTGCCTGTTCTTGATAGGGGCGAAGGTTCATGCTGCCTTACGCCCAATCAACCACGCCCACAAAGCGCCGCCAGCAACCTTGGCCACAAATTGCATGACAACGATGTGAGGCATCAGCGCGCCAAACGCGATGGTTGGAAATAGCAGGCTATCAACGGCAGCGCCGGTCATGTTGCTGCCATTGGCGCGAAACATCCACGACCCACGCAAACGCGCAAATGTGCCCCAGTCTACAAGCGCTGCTGCGGTAAACGCACACGCTGATGCAACGGCAATCTGACCTGCGGCGGGGTTAAAAATGTACGTTAGCGCGCCTGTCGCGGAAATAAGCGCGCCCATTTGCCAAATGCGAAGGCGAACATGTAGCCAGTCACGTAGGGCTAGGTCTAAGCCGATCAAAAAGAACGCGTTGATTGGGCTTATAGCGGGTCCAAACGCAGTCACGCTAAGGTTGGCAAGCGTCATTGCTATGGCGTAAGCGGAAATTGCGATAGTGAGGTTCATGGTCTTGTCGTTTCTATAGTGACGCCGTGGTGGTCAGCGATGAGGGTTTGTTTTCCACCAAATCTTTCATGCAGCTCTTCAGCGATCAACTCATGGAAGCCACTGTCGTATCGTTTGAATTGCTCAAGAATTTGTTCTACAGGGATTATTTCTTCAGTGGTGATTTGCAATTGGTACTTGACGCGTACGTTGTTGATGGGACATGTGCAGAAAAATTCAGCCTTGTATGTGTTCATAAGTTGATGGTGCGTTGTGTGACTCAATGCGTGACCGCATGACTTGCGCTCGCGCTTCCTTGGTTGGTGGCAGGTAGTTCCCCTTCGCCCAGTTCTTGTCAATGCCGACGTTGCGGCCAATGTTGGTCGAGTCGGCGCTTGCAAACGGGAGCCGCGTAAACACTTTGGGGTTCAGCATTCGAAGACCGTGCATTTTGACCAACGGGCGCCCTTGCTGGTCACAGACCACGCGCATTGCTTGATCAATTCGCGCCCACCACGCGTCGTTTCCTACTGTGGCGTATTGCCCGCTGCTACCAAGGCAAACCCGTAAGTAGGTTGCGGCCATTCGCTCTAGCCTATCTAATGATTCGTGCATGTGCCACACCGGCGCGCCAAAAGCGGCGCCCAGCGGCCACTCGTCCAACAGCGCGTCATTGGCATCCTCATCGCCGTCAATAACGTCCGGGATGACAGCGAAGTCACAAGACGGGATGCGTCTGCACGACTCGGCCCACTCATAGAACGGGCGCCAGTCGGTAACGGGTCGGCCAGCTTTCCACGCGGAAAAAGCGCCGTTGTCAACCGCAAATGATTGGCACACTTCTACAGCTATGCCTAGTTGGTCTGAATGGGCAAAACTAACAAACGCGTGTCCTGCATCAACAGCTTTTGCCGCAGCAGTTGCTGGCGTTATGGGTAGCCCGTGGTAATGAATCATTTTTTAGATTCCAACTCAAACAGGAAGTCAACTGCCTGTTCTTGGTAGGGTCGTAAATTCATCTACTTGTTCCTTTGTCCACAGCACACAGTACCGTTGGTTCAGCCGCGCCATGTCGGCGGCAAAGACTTTCTGTAGCGCGGACAGCCGACCGCCGACGGTCTTAACTTCCACGAACCACACCACGCCGCCGGGCAGCACCACGATGCGGTCAGCTACGCCGCCGTGGCCGCGCCACTTGTAGGCTATGCCGCCGAGTGCTTTGACGCGCTTGACAAGGTAGGCTTCAATGTGTTTTTCCATGTATTGAACTTTATCACAGAAAAAAAGTTTTGCACAAAATTATTTTTGTGCTACTATTCGTTCACCCAATCCGGGTAACAACGAAAGTAGAGTCCATGAAAACAGCTATTAAGATGTATGTGTACTTCTCAAAGTACTCATTTGACAAGGTGGGGACGTTTGCCGCCTACAGTTTTCGCACACCAGACACGGCTAACCTGACCTTGGTTTGCGAACAAGACATTGAGTTCGACGTGCCCGAAAACTACGACCCCACCGCCCAGAAGATCGCCGCGCTGCAAGCCCAAAAAGCAAAGGTGCAAGAAGACTTCGACAAGTCCGTGTTCCAAATCAACGAACTCATCAGCAAACTGCAAGCCTTGGAGTACACCAGTGAA